CTAGAGGGCAGGGACAGGACTATTCTGCCTTCTCGGTGTTCGATATTACTGAAATTCCGTACAAAATAGTGGCAAAATACCGAAATAACACCGTAGCACCCCTACACTTCCCGAATATTATAAATACTGTTGGAAAGAGATATAATTATGCATATCTTTTAATAGAAATAAACGACATTGGTTCACAGGTTGCTGACGTTTTACACCATGATTTAGAGTATGAACATTTATATTCAACATCATGGTATGGAAGACACGGCCAACAATTGAGTAGTGGTGCAAAGAGGGAATCTGCATTTGGTGTAAGAACAACCAAATCTATGAAAAAAATAGGTTGTTCAAATTTAAAATCACTGATTGAAGAAAACAAACTCTTATTCAACGACTACGATATTATAACAGAGCTAACAACATTTATTGCTATTGGTGAATCTTTTGCTGGTGAAGATGGAACTAATGATGATTTAGTAATAACATTAGTATTATTCGCTTGGTTAATAGACCAACAATATTTTAAAGATTTAAGCAATCAAAATATAAGAGATAATTTATATCAAAATCAAATGAGCCAATTAGAAGATTTAACGACACCTTTTGGTGTTATTGATAATGGGTTAAACAAGAAAGAATATGAGATAGATTCTGATGGGACAGTATGGGAAACAATAAATTAAATTATGCAATTGATGAAAACTATATTAATATAAAAAATGTAATTAATTGTAAAGGAGAATAAAATGCCATTTCAAGTTAGCCCAGGCGTCGTAGTTACAGAAAGAGATTTGACTACAGTAGTGCCCAATGTATCAACAAGCATTGGTGCTTTTGCTGGTGCATTTCAATGGGGCCCAGTATTACAAAGAGTTAGAATTGAAACAGAAAACGAATTAGTACAAACATTTGGTGAGCCGACTGTGGATACAGCAGAATATTTTTGGTCAGCTGCCAATTACCTAGCATATTCAAATAATCTATTAGTAGTAAGAAATACTGAAGCTGATGCAATAAACGCAGTAGTTAGTGATGATAATGCTGGTGTTGTAGTAAAAGTTAACAATACAGATGATTATGATGGAACTTCCTTTTCTACTTTAAACACTGCTCCGTTGTTTGTTGCTAAATATCCTGGCGTAAGGGGAAGTAGTTTGAAAGCTATTGCCGTAGATAGTGCTGGTTGGGCTACTGCAACAGCAGGAAAAGCTGCAAGTATAATTGCAAGAAAAGCTGGAACTGCAACATCACTTCAATTGGATCAGTTATTATTTTTAGCATCATTTAATAGTTCACCCGGCACATCAACTGATGTTGCAGCATCAGGTGGTTCTAATGATGAGATGCACGTTCTTGTTATAGATGAAAATGGTTTGTTTAGTGGTGTAGCTGGTGAAATATTAGAAGCTCATGCTTTCGTAAGTAAAGCAAGTGATGCAAAAAAGATTGATGGTTCATCGAATTACGTTAAAAATGTTTTGCGTAATGAATCACTATATATTTGGTTGGGACAAGTACTTAAAATTACTGAATCAACAACTGATTCAGGTTCAGAAGTTCCTGCTGGTTCATTAAAAGCTGGACACACTTTTCAATTAATAAATGCAGCAGCAGCTGCTGACCAGATTATCGGTGGTTCATTATCAGGTGGTCTAGATGGTGCTACTATTGCTGAAGACACAAAACAAATAGCATATAATATGTTTGCAGATGCTGAAACAGTAGATGTATCATTAATTATAGGTGGCCCTGCTCTACAGGCTACTGCACAACATCTTGTTAATCTTGCAGAAGCACGAAAAGATTGTATAGCATTTGTTTCACCTACTAGAGCATCAGTAGTTAATGCAGCTGTAGATAGTCAAACTGCTTCTATTGTTTCTCAGAAAAATGCTATTGGTTCTTCTAGTTATGGTGTTATGGATAATGCATGGAAATACCAATATGATCGTTACCGTGATGTTTTTATTAATGTACCAATGAACGGTGATATTGCTGGTCTTTGTGCAAGAACTGATTTCACTAACGATGCATGGTTTTCACCAGCAGGTCTAAACAGAGGTGTTATTAAAAATATTGTAAGACCTTCTTGGGATGCATCCCAAGGTGATAGAGATGAACTTTATAAAAGTGGTATTAACCCTATTACTACACAATTAGGAGCTGGTAATATATTGTTTGGTGATAAGACTATGTTAGCAGTTCCATCAGCATTTGATAGAATCAATGTTCGTAGGTTGTTCATTGTTCTTGAAAAAGCAATCGCGATTGCTGCTAAAGCAATGTTGTTTGAATTCAATGATGAATTCACAAGGTCACAATTTGTTAATATTGTTACTCCTTTTTTGAGGGAAGTACAGGGACGTAGAGGACTCACAGACTTCAAAGTAGTTTGTGATAGTTCAAACAATACAGGTCAGGTTATTGATACTAATAATTTTGTTGGTGATATTTATATCAAACCAAACAGGTCTATTAACTTCATTCAACTTAACTTTATTGCTGCTCGTTCTGATGTATCTTTCTCAGAAATTGGTGGTTAAGTCTTATAAATATAATAAAATAAAGGAGTAACAAACAATGAGTAATATCGCAGAATTTAAGAGTCAGTTTCAAGGTGGTGTAAGACCTAATCAATTCAGAGTTTTTATGTCAAAAGGCCCTAATGGTATTGGTACGAAAAACTTTTCATTCTTGGGAAAAGCAGCAAGTATTCCTGCTTCTACCATCGGAAATGTTGATGTTCCTTACCGAGGCCGTCAACTGAAAGTTCCTGGCGACAGAACTTTTGAAGATTGGACATTAACAGTTTTCAATGATGGAGAATGGTCTGCTAGGTCATATTTTGAAAAATGGATGCAAGTTCTTCAAGGTCATAGAGAACCTGTTAGAAGTGTAAATGCAACTGATGTTTATGGTAATGCTGTTGTTCAGCAGTTATCACGAACAGGTACAGCAATTGCAACATACACAATGGAAGACATTTATCCAACGAATGTAGCTGCAATTGATTTGGGATTTGATACTAATGATTCAGTTGAAGAATTTCAGGTTACTTTCGCAGTTAATAATTGGTATAGTTCTTCTAATCCTGAACCTAATGGACAGGGTAGTGGTCTTGATATTGACTTCCAAGTTAGAGGTAATATTGGTGGTGTTGGTGTTAGTATTGGTACTTAATTTTCTTGATAAGGGGGAGTTTATTCTCCCCCTTAACTTTCATAATGAATAAAGGATAAAAATATGGCTTTTGATTTATTTGGTTTTTCAGTTACAAAAAAGAAAACACAAAAAACATTTGTAACACCAGAGAATGATGATGGTGCAATTACATATGTTGAAGGTGGAGGATTTGTAGGTACATATCTAAATACTGATATTGATGCAAGGGACGAAAATGTTCTTATTCAAAAATATCGGGAAATGGCAATGACACAAGAAGTTGACTTAGCCATTACAGATGTTATCAACGAAGCCGTGTTGCATGAAACTGGAAAAGCATCCGTAAATTTATCTTTAGAAAAATCAGATCAAAGTGATGCAATTAAGAAAAAGATTTCTGATGAATTTAAAAATATCGTAAAGCTTTTAGATTTTAATAAAACTGGTTATGATACTTTTAGAAAATGGTATATTGATGGTAAACTTTATCATCATATTGTTATTGATAAAACAAAACCAAAAGAAGGAATTAAACATTTAATTTCAGTTGATGCACTTGATATTAAAAAAGTTCGTGAAATAAAAAAAGAAAAAGATACAGTAACAGGTGTTGAATTTGTAAAGGAAATAGAAGAATATTTTATTTATAAACCAGACCAAGCAACAGGACAATTTACTCCTGGCGGTAGACAACATAATGAAGAAGTAAAAGTTCAGACTGATGCTATTTCATATGTTCACTCTGGAATGATTGACGCAGAGAAACAAGTTGTTTTAGGTTATCTATATAAATCAATTAAGCCTTATAATCAATTAAGGATGATTGAGGATTCACTTGTTATCTATCGTTTAGCAAGAGCTCCAGAACGTAGAATTTTTTATATTGATGTTGGTAACTTACCCAAATTAAAAGCAGAACAATACTTGCGTTCTGTTATGGATAAGTATAAACAGAAAGTTGTTTACAATGCATCAACTGGTGAAGTAGAAGACCAGAAAAAACAAATGTCAATGCTGGAAGATTTCTGGCTACCAAGAAGAGAGGGTGGACGGGGTACTGAAATTAATACTCTGCCTTCTGGACAAAATCTTGGTGAAATAGAAGACATAGAATATTTTAGAAAGAAACTTTATCAGTCGCTCAATATTCCTATTTCAAGGATTGAGGGAACTGATTCAACTGCCTTTAATCTCGGCCGAACAACAGAGATTAACAGAGATGAAGTAAAGTTT